AGAGGACTTGGGGATAGCTAAGGCTACATTTGCTAAAGCTGTCGTAAAGCTAAACCCTAAAAAGAGAGTTTCAAAATGGATTTCAAAACACTTTGCTAAAGTTAATACAAAGGTAACTAGCAATACAACTAAAGGCTACTCTATTACTGTAAAGGCTTCTGCTAAGGGCTTACAGTATGTTACGAATAAGATAGGTGGTTTTACACGCAGACGATTGCAAATGGCTCAGAAGAAGCTAAGAAGCGATTATAGGCGTATGATTAAAAAGGCTAAGCTGGGGTAATGTTTTGACACGATAACAATTACTATGGCACTCGTTACATACGCATTTGAGAATGAGATAGAAAAGGGTTTTAAAGAGGCTTTAAATAGCGTAGATTCAACTAATATAAATTATTTAATATCTGACCAGCCAAGTGCTGAAACTCCAGCTAATTATATTTATATAGAAGCTACCATAGGCTCACCAATTAGTGACGAGCGTACTAACGCTGATGGCGAATATGACCACTATGAGGCTGACTTATCATTTGAAGTATCTACTGGCAGATTAGACGATACAACGCCACCAAATGACCCTAGCTCTGCTTCTAGTACAGTATCTAGCTTTCATGATTATATGCTTACTATTGTGCGATCTACATTAGATGGATCAGCCACAGCTGTGGTTAATGCTTTTGACGATGAGCCAGTAAAAGTTGTTAAGATAATGCCAGCTGGTACTGAGCGTTCAAAAGATGAGGACGATCGTGTAACAGTATTGAACTATTCTATACAATTTATTGTACTAGCTGACTAATGAGCTTACCTAGTGGCAGTTACGATTTCCCCTTAGGTCTATATAAGGTAAATATTGAGGGTAAAGAATATACGCCAGAATCAATAGACTTACCTAGAAAGGCTACAAGGCTTATCCAGCGTTACGATGAGTTTGGCGACCCTAGCGATTTCCAGATAAGGTTGGCTAGTGAGAAAATGACTGGGACAATTACACTAAAAAGACCAACTGATATTACTTTTAGATTTAACCCACCAGTATTTAATAATATCTGGTTTAGATTAGTTTTCCAAGGTATCACAGCCAATAAAAGAAACTATGGCGAATCAGCACCAGAGATACCTAGTGCTGGTATGAAAATATACGCCCAAGGTAACTTTGGGCAAGAGGGGCATTTATTTGGATATATCACAAGTGTTAAGGTAGTTAAAAGCAAATCAGAGGCAGATAAAATAGAGTGTGGCATATTAATAGATAGGTACAGTAAGGGCGTTATAGCAATGCACGCCAAAACTTATGGCGATCAGTCTAGTATGTTCATGAACCCATTGCAGACTTACAATGAAAAGAATGTATTACCACACTTTAAAGATTTTCCAAATTTAACATCTAGCTACAAAACTATACCTAATACTTTAACCCTAGCTGATAACACCAATAGAGACCAAGTAAGAAACGACTACCAAGTAAAGAAAGCCGTACTTGGCAACAATGTTACAGATAGCTTTTGTGACTGGACTACTATTGGTGGTAAAAGAGTTTTAAGAATGGGCGTATATAGAGCTAACGCAACCCAGCAACCTTATTCCATAGGTATAGTTATAAAAGGCTTAAAAAAAGGTGCATATACGACTAGCTCAATTAATCCTACAATCAAAAATAAAATTAGATTTAGAATGAGGTGCTTAAATGGCTCTAATAATGGAGATGGTAGAACTTATGGCACTTTTAATAGTACAGCTAAAATACAATTTTCTGGGGAAAACAATATAAATAGTGGTGCTGTAAGATATAACCATAGCTCTACTTACTTAGAGGCTAATATAGATAAGAGTTTAAACTTTTATAGTGCAGATACACTTATTTTTAGGGTAGCCAGCAGATACCAGCAAAATTCACCAACACCTACGACTGGCTGGGTTGGCTGTGAGCTTGAATTTTTAGATATTATAGAAGAACCAGAAAAGTATGAGGTAAGAGAGTGCGATAACTCATTAAAGAACTGGTGGCTAACTTTCCCAAAGCAGTTAGTATTTATGACTAACTACATGAGGGATTATTTTAACGAATGGTACTGGCAAGTAGCACCACCTAAAGATAATGCTTATCATAAGATAGGATACATACCAGCAGACCAAGGCACAATAAACATTGGCTTACCAACTAGCGATAAAAACAATCTTAATGCAGAGCCTAAGAAGCCAGAGGATAATAATTTTGAAGTTAATAGAGTTAGCAACTTTGATAGAATCGCTAGTAGTTTCAAAAATGGAAAAAAATATTTTAGCTCATTTATCGAGGGCTGGTCTGATAAGGATTTAACCACAAAGGGTATTAAGATAGAAGATTATACCTTTGATTGTGACACAGATATACCAACCTTTGGAGATTTTTACGAGGGTACTTTTAATAAATTATCTACTGCTAATTCTTTTAACTGGGATAGTAGCACTAGAACCCTATCAGTAGATGCCACAACTGTTACTGCGATAAATCCTAGTGTTTCGTATAACCCTAAGCAAGTGGTTGCAGTTTGCTCGCTACCTAGTGCTTTAAAAGCTAAAGAAACTGCATTAACTAAAGTAAGAGTTTCTGGTAACTTAGAAACCTTTGTGAAAAGATTAGTAGAGACAAGTGATTTTACTGTAAATGACGATGGATTATTTCCTAACCAGTCTAGCTCTAAATTAAGCGTAGGTAGGATAGCTAGTGCCTTTGGTAAAAGCAATGTAGTAGAAATAAAAAACCTACAAAAATGTACGCCACAAATAGGGCTAAGTGTTAGTGCTTATAAAACAAGCACAAGTGGTAAAATAGAATTTACTTACTATGTACCAACTGGTCACCCTTTGGTGGGCAACTATTTCCATATTGGTACACAAAGGACTGCACAAGGTGAGGAAATATCTTACTCTGGTACTGGCGTGCAAATAGTTGGTGGGGCTTGGACTACTGCCACCTTAACTTATGGCAAGTTATATGGTGAACTTATAGACAAGCCAAATAATATAACTAGGTTTATAACTGTATTAGATCAGTACAAGGCAGATGGCGTGCCAGTTACAGTATCTTCTGAGGCTAACGATGTTTGGTATTTATCTGAGTATAAATTATATACCGATAATACAATAGAGATAATACCAGCACAAAGTAGCTCTGGTGGTGGCAGATGGACACCCACAAATGGTACGACAGTAATAGATAGGCTTGGTAGCTTCTCTAAAGAGTTTTATTTACCTAACAATGGTAATTATTTAAAAGATATAACCTTTAAGATACAAGAGGGCGAAAATATAGTAATATCTAATTTAAGGGTACAAATCGTAGAAGCACCTATTTATTTAATCATAGGGCAAGGCTTTGCAGATAATTCTGGAACTACCACAAACCCAGTATATCCTAAAAGCATGGGATTACAGAGCAGAATGAAACGCCATATACATGACCCAGATACTAGCCTATCTTACGATAGTAATGGTTATATTATTGATTCTGACGACAAAATGACAGACGCAAGGCACTTAGGTGAAACCTAGACCATTTGACACGCAAGATTTATATATACATTTTAAACTTAAACTAAAACATTAAAAAAGGAGAATATTAATTATGTCATTACCAACTGGTACAACAGATTTCCCATTGGGATTTGAAACAGTTACAATCAACACAGTTGCTTATAAAGTAGATGCTGTCGATTTATCAACCGAAACAACTCGTATTATTAACCGAACTGACGAAAATGGTGACGCATCTGATTATCAAATTCGTGCATCTGGTGAAAAAATTACTGGCACTATGACTTTACAGAGAGCAGATCGCACAGTAGATTTGCCAGATAGTGGTACATCTTTTACCTATGACTTTGACCAGTCTGGTACTGCAAGCACTTTAGTTGTTACCGATACTAAAACTACACGCTCTAAAGACTCAGCAGACATCTTTGAGATTGGCGTGCTTTTAGATACATACCAAGGCTAATTTATTTTAGTTGTTTTAGTTTTTGTAGGGTAGCTTCTTAGCTGGGGCTACCCTAATTTTATTTTGACACAAAACGCAACTATATGGAAAGCTATGTAGAAACCAAGGCTAGAATACAGAGAGAGCGTATGCTACCTTGGGCAAGCTGTATCCAGACTAAAATTGCTGGCTTCCCAGTTAGTCAGCTGAGCCTATCTAGTTTAGTAGATTTGGAGATAGGGCAGAATTTTATAGTAACTGGCAAACCTAACGAAAACCTAGTAGGCGATGTATTGGCTTATCTCTGGAGACACAGCGTATTTTATAAAAATAACCCAAACTGGTTTGATAAAAGAAGAAAAAATAAGCTATTAAAAGAGATTGCTAAGAATCACGACATAGTAGATATTGCCGAAAAGTGTAAAGATCACTTTGAGTACACTATGGACGACAGCCCAGTAAATAAATATAGAGCCAGTAAATATGGTGGTAGCTTTACCATGAGTGCCAGCCCTAGTGTGGCGTATATTATAGACGAGGTATGCTCTGAGTATAACCTAAGAATAGCTGAAGCTATGGAGTACCCACTAAAGAAAATATTTCAATTAATGAGATGTATTCGTATTAGAAAAATGGGTGAGGGTCGTGGTGGCAAAGTAAGCTACGCTGAACCTAAAGAGCTTACCGATGTAATTAAAAGACAATTAAAAGAACTTAACGCTAAAAATAATGGCTAGAGCAGATGTAGAGATAAAGACCGATTTGAATACCAGCAAGCTAAAGGCTGGTCTAGCTAAGGCTAAAAATTCTATTAGTAAGTTTGCAAATTCAACAGCTGGTAGATTTTTGCAAATCGGTGCAGTTATAGCTGGCGTTAAGGGGCTTGGTAGTCTTGGCAAAATGGCTATGGAAGCTGAAGAAGTTTCTAGTAAGTTTAATGCAGTATTTGGCGACTCTGCAAAGCAGATGGCTATGGAAGCCGAAAACCTTAGACAGCATATACACTCTACCACGACTGAGATGAAAAATAGCTTAGCTACCTATGGTGCGATCGCACAAGGTATGGGAATGACCACAGAGGCTAGTGCAATGTTTTCTGTGCAGATGGCTAAAATACAAGGTGACTTAGCATCTTTTCATAACTTAAACTCTGAAGAAGCATTTACTAAAATTTCATCTGCTATCTCTGGCGAGTTTGAACCCATGAAGCGATTAGGTATCGTTTTAAATGTAGCCAAGGTCGAGCAAGAGGCATTTAATATGGGGATTACCGATGGGACTACTAAACTTACCCAGAGCCAAAAAGCATTAGCCACTCAGTCGTTAATAATTAAAATGATGGGGCAAGCTACTGGAGACGCTGAGGCGACTACCGATAGCTCGATGAATGCTTACAAAAGGCTAAACTCACAGCTAAAAAACTTTGGAGAGCAACTAGGTGAGAACATCATACCAATGATTAATACATTGGTAGAATCATTAGCTGGGCTTACAAATAGGCTAGGTGTTACAAATGAGCATACTAGATTACAAACTAACGCATTGTATGAGCAAGCTGAGGCTAACCTATTGGCTGATGGTACACTAAAGAAATTCTTAGGAAGTTTACACACAGAGGGCAATATGTTTGCTATTGGTGCTAAGCAGACAGCAGATAGAATTAAAATTAATAAATTACTTAAAGCTGAGATAGATAAACTAACACAAGCCCAAGAGGGTAATATAGAGATAACTGCTGAAGAATTAGAAGCTCAAAAAGAAGCTGAAAGGCAAAGCAAGATTAGAGCTGAATCTGCTAAAGAATATAACGATGAACTAGCTAAGTTAACAGATATGGTTAATAGCACTATTGATGCTAATGCTAGTGAAACCAAATCTATTAAAGATAAGACTAAAGCTACTGACGACTTAACTGATAGCACTAAGAAGCTAAACCAAGCTAAAGAAGACGAGGAAGATATTTTAGAATCTTTAGAGGATAAAGATAAGAAAAGGCATAAGGAATTATTAGAGCTAGAACGATTTAATAGAGGCGATAGAGATGATGATGATGATAAAGAAAAGAAACTAAGCCTAGAGTTAAGTGAGCTAAGTCGAATACCAAAAGATGCCAGAACAGTAGATGAAGAAAGTAGGCGTATTGGTGCTTTCCAAGAGCTTGGTAACTTACAAGCTGGAGATGCCAGAGGTGGTGCATTTTCTAGTATAGATCGTAAAGCTGAATTAAAGCAGAGTGCTAAAATACTAGAGGGTATTACAGAGGTATTAGAAGAACAACTAGATGGCATATCTGAGGCTACTATGGAGTCTGGGGAACGCCTTGGCTCACACCTAGAAAGCCTTATAGAACTTTCAGAAGAATCAGTAGAGCATATATCCAATATTGACGATAGATTATCACAATTAGAAAACGCATTAAATTAATATGAGTGATTTAGAAACAACAGCAAAAGCATTTGGTGGTACAAGCTTTGATACAGCGACTTGTACTGGTGGCAGAAAAGTACACCCATTTGATAAAAATGATTTACCTAATAGTGGTGTAATATATGAGCATACTATGACCCAAGCTAAAACTGAGTATCAGCCACTAGCTTTAGATTTGCCCATGACTGGAACTAATAAGCCAACTGGTTCGCCATTTGCTGACGATGCTAACGCTTTTTCTGTTGGCGATAGTGAGCCAAGTGATTCTGGTAATGGTTTAGTTACATTTACTAGAACCTTTAGCCAAGTACCAGCATCATACACAGACCAGATAGGTTTAATAACTAGAGCAACGCCCCAGATTGAGTCGCCAGTTTTTTCGCCTAGAGATTATCAATATAATTCCTTTTATACTGAAGATAGTTACCATACTGGCAATTCTAGTCCATTTGTTTTCAGCCAAGTTAATACTAATTATACTTATTATGACTATGGTGGTCAAACTGCTGATGGTGTTAATTATTATAAATATGGTGGTGGCTTTAATACAGTCGGTGATGATTATTTTTTAGGTGGTGGCAAACCCTTTTACCATATAAAATGGGGTCAGCCTAATGCTACTATTGGTGATTGCGATGTTAGTGCATATAGTCCTATGGATGTAAATTCATCACCAAGTAATTCTACTCATACTAGCTTTATAAGACATACGCACCCATTTGGTCACTATAAAGATTTCAGCTATCTAAGCAACGCTAGATATAAAATATACGCAGAAAATAAAGCTACTTGGGATAGTGTTGGCGATGATGTATCTAGTCTAACGCCAGTTATTAATGCTAGTTGGTCTAATTATACAGATAATATTGCATCTAGTAGCTGGTATAACAAAACAGTAACAAATACAATAGCCAATACTGACGATCTCCAATTAAGAGTTGTAGTTACAGCAGATAAATTAGAGGGGTATAGCTATAAGACATATTCATTTTATACATCAACTAATGTATACAACGATCTGTATAGAGGCAAATATTGTGCTCCTTTTAACCATATTGGTACAGTTACTACCAATTATCAAGATACAGACTTTTCAGCAATAGATTATGGCGTAGGTCTTGGCAGTATATGCCAAGTTAGAAAAGGTAGAGATATACCAGCTGGTGCTGTCATTAAATACCAAAGCCAAGTAGATAGCAAATACAATATGGTCAATATTGGTGGCTTAAACGATTTAAGGCTAATACAATTTGGTGGTGGTAAATTAGAAGCTATTAGTGAACCAATAAGTATTTATAAAAGTATATATAATGCCAATACTAATAGTACATCACAAAGCGTAGTAACTACTGTGGCTTTTGGCGACATAAAGGTAGATGGGAATAAGGCTTTTACTGATACTGCTAGATTTAGTAAAGTAGGCTTTGATAACCTTGGCATAGAGTTTGGTGGTACTGCTGGAACTGATGCAGAGCCAGAGATAAATGTACCAGCAGAGGCTACTTATACATTTATTAAAACAGATCAGCCAGAAAATATAGAGCTAAATAGTAAACTACAAATACCCACGACTCTTAATATTTTTAGCAACCCTAGTATTGGGGAGTACCTAGCCTTAACTAGAAGTAAGCAAAAAATACAATCTGAAAACGAATTTATTGAGCGTTATATGGGTAACATATATAAGAAAACATCTATAAAAAGCCCAGTAACTTAATGAATGGAATACTAAGAACTAAGCTAGCTAATATTTTAATAAGGGCTGGGTTTAACAGAGCCAAGTGTTTAAGGGCTGTAAATTATCCATACTATGTATCAATAGATATAAGCCATACAGCTTATCAGTTTTCCAATAAGTTTTTAGAATTTAATGGAGGCTTTTATAGATGTGCTAAGTTTACATATTTAAACGATACTGATTATAGATACCAGCCACTAGAAAATAGAATAAGATGCTTTGCTAGTAATGGCGATAAATTAAACCCAGCATTTTCATCTAAAGTAAAATTGATATACAATTTTAGATACCCTAGAAGTAACGACACCTTTACTGAGTTTGATGAGTTCGGTGCAGATAGAACGATAGCTAGAGTAGGCTATATTTTAGGTGTACAAACTGGTGTAATAAAAAAACCTACTGGCTGGGGAATACCAGAGATGGCTTAATTTGACACAGCAATAAATAATAATGTCAGCGTTATGGAAATAAACACTTTAAAAGATTTGATTACTAATGGTTCAATAGGCGTGGCTGGTACAACAGCAACTATAACGCTTTCACAGATTAACGAGATTTTAGCGATGATAGTGGCACTTTCCACCATCGTGTATATGGTCACTATGATAGTGCGTAACATCAAAAATATGTAAATATGGAAAACGAATTGATAGCTTTATTTGGTGGTAGTATATCTGGGTTCATCATGAAATTCATGGCGACCCTTGCTAAGAACCAAGCTAGTCATTTCAAGATGATGTTAGAGGCACAAGGTGTAGCAGACGACAGCCACGATAGAGCAGTATCTAGAGGTGGCGTATGGGTAAGACGAGCAATCGTAGGGGTCATATTGTTCGCTGTTGTAGTCGCACCATATATTTTAGCATACAGCGAATCTGGTGTAACTGTATTTACTGAGTACAAAATACTTGGCATATTTCCTACTGCTAAGTGGGAGACCCTACAAGGCATGGCTCTGCTTCCAGAAGTAAGGCAGTCTTTACTAGCCATCGTGGGCTTTTATTTTGGGTCTAGCCAAGTTAAGTAAAACGACACACAAGCCATAGGTATATGGCAGACTTAACAGATAAGGTAGAACACGCCAAAGCTATACTAAGTGAGCATAGTGATAACTATGTAATTATAGCCCAAGACCCAGAAAGTGGCGATATATCTTATGAATATAGCACCTTTGTTGGTGCAATAGGTCTAATGGTCTGTGCCAATAAATACATTTTAAACGATGTAATAGATGAGGGCATAGAAACCATCTGGGAAGAAGAGGAAATAGACGAATCAGAAGAGCCAGAATTTTGATTTGTGTAAAAGTGCGTGTTTGGGGATTGACATAAAACGCACAGTAATATTTATTGGTATTCACAAAATGGATACCATTACACTAATCTACGATGCTTGGGAAGCTGAGCAATCCACACAAGCCCCACGATCCTACTTAGGTGGCTCTATGCTAGGTCACGAGTGTGAGCGTTATTTATGGTATAGCTTTAGGCATTGTGTAGCTGAAGAGTTTAGTGGCAGAATGTATAAGCTATTTAATCGTGGTCACTTAGAAGAATTTAGATTTGTAGAGGACTTGAAACGCATAGGCGTTGTGGTACATGAGTTTGATAAAAATGGAAACCAGTTTGCTTATAAAGATATAGGTGGTCACGCTGGTGGTCATTTAGATGGTGCGTGTAAGGGCTTACCAGAACAGCCAAACACTTGGCACTTGTTAGAATTTAAAACTCATAGCTTAAAGAGTTTTACTAAGCTAAAAAAAGAGGGCTGTAAGAAAAGCAAGCCACAGCATTACGCACAGATGCAAGTGTATATGTTATGGTCTAAACTACCTAGGGCTTACTATATGTCGGTCTGTAAAGATAATGACGAGCTATATGGCGAGTTTATAGAAAAGGACGAGATTTACGCCCAGAATCTCTTAGAGCGTGCTAAGCGTGTGATAACATCAGACACACCACCAGAACGCTGTACGGACAAACCTAATGCTTTTATATGCCGTTTTTGTAGTGTTAAGGATATATGTTGGGGAACATCGGAGAAACCAGCACCATTGCCATTTAAGTCTTGTCGTAGCTGTGTGCATAGTACAGCTGAGCTAGATGGCGATGGTCGCTGGTCTTGTTCGCTACATAATAAAGATATAGCTGATACTGCTAAACCATGCGACCAGCATTTACTAAACCCACACTTGTTAGGCGACTGGGCGACTACCATAGATTCAGATGGCGAATCTATAACCTACGAGGCTGGCGACATTACCTTTACCCAAGGCAATAAAGACAACCAATACAAGACAGAGGACTTGATGCACTTGCCAAAAGATATGATAGGCAAAGCACCGATCTCAGAACTAAAAGAAACTTTGGGCTTACAAGTTACTGGTGTACGCCAGATAACTGAAGCTGACGAACTAAATATTAACCAAGATAACTAAAAATTAAATGGCTATAAATCTAAAAAGTATCTCAAAAGGTACACAACAAAAAGCACCTAGAATGATTATACTGGGTGTAGAAAAAATAGGTAAGAGTACATTTGCGTGTGGTAGTAACGCACCGATTGTTTTACCCATAAAGCAAGAAGAAGGCGTAGATGCTTTGGACTGTGCAAAATTCCCAACGCTAAATAGTTTCGATGAAGTAAAAGAAGCACTTGGCGTTTTAATAAAAGACGATCACGAATATAAAACTGTCGTGATAGATTCAGCATCAGCGTTAGAACCTTTGGTGTATGACGATGTCTGCAAAAAAGAAAACGCTACCAGCATTGAAAAAGTTGGTGGTGGGTATGGCAAAGGATACACAGAGGCTTTATCCAGATGGCGTGAGCTAATGGATTTGCTAGATGTATTAAGAAACCAAAAAAGCATGGCTAGTATTCTTATTGGTCATATAAAAGTTAAAATATATACCGACCCACTTACTGAGTCATACGATAAGTATATATTTGATATTAACGATAAGGCATCTAACGCTTTATTTAGATGGGCTGACTTTGTTGGATTTGCCAACACTAAGACAGTCGTTAAAAAAGAGGGTGCTGGCTTTAATGAAAAGTCACGAGCCATAGATACTGGCAGAGGTCAGAGATTTTTATTCACTCAAAAAAGCCCAGCCTATCCAGCTGGTGGGCGTGGTGCTTTTGGTAACTTACCTAGTGAGATACCATTAGACTGGAAGTCTTTAATGAGTGCATTAAAAGAAACTAATAACAAATAATAACCAACTAAATTAAAATAAAATTATGTCTATATTCGGAGAAAATGGATTTGACGCTAACAGCGTTGAAGTAGAGAAAAAAACTTATGGTACACTACCTAAAGGTGAGTACAATGTAAGCATTACCAATAGCACAGTTAAGACTACTCGTGCTGGTGATGGCGAATACCTATCAGTAGAGTTTACTCTATCTGGAGAGTACGAGGGTCGCAAGGTCTGGCAGAACTACAATCTCAGAAACAAAAATGAGAAAACAGTAGAGATTGCTAAGCAACAGCTAAAGAGCCTATGCGATGCTATTGGCGTTACTCAGCTACACAGCGAGGACGATTTACTTGGTCGTGACTTGCGTGTTTATGTCATAGAAAAAGACGAACGCAATGAAGTAAGAGGCTATAAGGAAAGCGAAACCACTAAACCAGCTGAAGCCACTACAAGTGACTCTGGTAGCGTGGACGCACCTTGGTAATTATATACAGCACCCTTAGTTAGCTAGGGGTGCTTTTTTTTAAAACATTAACTATTAAATTATAAATAAATTATGGACGCTATCGAAAGCACACACACAAACAACGACAAAGGTATGCTTAATTACCTTTCTGATAAACTAGAAAAAGCCTACTCATTTGATAAATTCGCTAAAAAATGCAGAGAGGCTAGTAGCAAGTTACAGCAAGCTGGAATGATTGAAACTAAGCCAATGAAACGAGCTACTGAGTTTGAGTCAGATATAGATTTTGTACACGCTGTACTAACTTATATTGATTATAACGCCTGCTCAGTAAGAGTGGCTTGTGAACACTTTGGCTACAATCGTGACGACTTTTATAACGCTAAAAGAAAGATAAACAAATGAGCGTACAAGATAGACAAAGCGTACAGCTGAAAGAGGTTGAGTTTGAAATAAATAACGACACCTATAAAGATACTGATATTTATATAGTGAACTGCTCTGGCGATGTAGTAAAACTAGATGCGAGTTTTGATCACGCATTTGGTACTCATGCTTGCTCAGAATACGATGTAGAAGATTTGGATTTTGGGCTAATCACTATTTTAAGTGACGATGAAACCGACAAAACTATACCCTTTAATAGCTTGCCGAAAATGATACAAGGCGAGCTAGAATTACAAGCAATTAATGCTCTGATAGAGCAAAGTGACATCTAAACTATATTTACCTATGGCTAAAATAACACCCAAGCAACAGCAAGTATTAGATTTATACTTAGAAACTGGTAACAAGTCAGAGACAGCTAGAAAATTAGGTATCCCAAGAGAAAATGTAAGGGATACAATTAAGAAGCTAGAAGCTCGTGGCTTAGTGCCTTACCTTACAAGTGCTAAAAAGCCAGAACACTTACAGTTACATAAAACGACTGTGCAGTATGATGAGCAAGGCAAACCAGTAAGAGAGTGGCGTAGATTAATACCAGAAGCTGAGCAGATGCAAGAGTTTGTATCTGGCTTGTGTGATGCCGTTAAAGGCAAAGCCAAAGTTAAAACTAAAGCCCCAAGCAAAACCCAAAATAGTGTACTGGGCGAGATAAGTATATACGATGCTCATATAAGAATGTACGCAGAGAAAGCTGAGACTAACGATACTGACTATAACTGCGACATAGCAGTAAAGCGTATGGTAGAATCAGCTGAGGGTTTAGCTAGTCGATTTAACAAGCCAGAGCGTATGATAGTAACCTTTGGTGGCGATATTCTACATACTGATACCAGAAGTAATACCACAGAAAAAAGTGGTAATGTATTAGATGTAGATACTCGCTTTCATCGTGGTATTGATTACGCTATTAAGGCTTGTTACGATGTAGTGCAGATTGCTTCAAAATTAGCCCCAGTAGTCGATATAGTTGTAGTCGAGGGTAACCACGACTGGCATAGCTGTGTATGGCTTTCTAGGGTCTTAGATGCGTTTTATGAGGCTTGCCCAAATATAAATGTACTAAGGCAACCTAGTAGCAGAAAGTATCTGGTGTATGGCAACAATCTATTGGTCTGGACGCATGGCGATGGCGTGCGTATGAATCAATGGCAAGCGATCATAAGTACAGAGTTTGCTAAAGAATGGGGTACGACCAAATTTAGGCATCTAAAGATGGGTCATATACATCATAAGAAAAAAAACCAGCCTATGCGTGTAGTTTCTGAGACAGCCAATGGCTGGGAGGAACAGCGTGGGTTGTTAGTAGAGTATTTACCAGCTTTATGCTCTACTGATGCTTGGCACTCTGGTGCTGGGTTTATCGGATCAATGAAAGGTGCATCTGGATTTGAGTACGATAAGAAAGCTGGGCTAATCACAAGATATTACCAACATATTACTAGCTGATGGAAACATACAAAACAGATTTACTAGATTTAAGATGCTGTGATAATATGGATTTAATGGCTAAGTATCCAGATAAGCATTTTGACTTAGCAGTAGTTGACCCACCCTATGGGATTGATATGGGAAATAAAATCAATTCCATAACAGGAGGCGTTAAGCATAAAAGCAAGGATTGGGATAAACACACTCCTAATAAAGAATATTTCGATGAATTGTTTAGAGTCTCAAAAAATCAAATAATTTGGGGTGGAAATTATTTTATTACAAAAATTCAAAAAGATAAATCTTGTTGGATTGTTTGGGATAAAAACAATGGAAAAAGTTTATTTGCAGATGCTGAATTAGCTTACACGAGTTTTGATAAGCCTATAAGAATTTCAAAAGTTCATTGGTGTGGTAGTTCAGCAAAACACGAAACAGGAATGAATAAAATACACCCAACTCAAAAGCCAGTAAAACTATATGATTGGATATTTCAAAACTACGCTAACGATGGCGACAAAATCTTAGACACACACTTAGGCTCTGGCTCAATAGCAGTAGCTTCACATTATGCTGGCTTACACTTAACAGCTTGTGAAGTAGATGAAGATTACTTTAAAGAATCAGTTTCCAGAATAAAAAGAGAAACTGCACAGCAATCACTTTTTTAACAACATATAACCAATTAAACATAAATGCTAAAAGAAGATTTTAAAGATGAAGATGCAATGCGTATGCACGCACAAGGACTATACGAAAAGGTACGCCAAGCTCGTAGGCTAGTATTAAAAATAGATACTAGATTACAAGAGAGTGACAGAGTTTATTTTAAGGGCTGTGTACAATGGTTGAACTCAGCTATGGAACAGCTAACTTTTGAAAGCGATGAAAAACGAAAGTAACCTAATCATAGCATTTACTGGTGCAAGAGGCGTAGGCAAGACAGTAGTGGCTAATGAGCTAGTTAAGTCTGGTTATAACGACTACGCTATAGAAAGCTTTGCTACACCCATTAAAGATATGCTTAAAGCTATGGGGCTTACAGAACACTTTGTGAATGACCCAGAGGGAAAGCAAGAGCCAATACCTTGGCTAGATGGCGTATCTGGTAGGGAGCTTATGCAGACCCTTGGCACTAGCTGGGGTCGTGAAACTGTACTAGACGATATATGGCTAAGGGCTATGAACCAGCGACTAAGAAAGTACATAAGCACCGATAAAATTATTCTAATTGATGACTTACGATTTGATAATGAGGCTAAGTTTATACAAAGCCAAGGTGGCTACATTATTTCACTTACCAGAGATGGTATTAATTACACTAACGAACACAAAACTGAAACACCTATAAGCTCAGAATATTTATCATTTAATGATAGTATTGATGTTGGCGACATAAAGCGAGCCAGCGAGATTATAGAAACACTTATTAACTAATGCAAAAAACTAAATTACACTATGCTCTATCTAATGCAAAGGTAGGGCTTCACATATTCCCACTTATTCCTAACTCTAAAAAGCCACTAACAGCAAATGGATTTAAGGACGCTACGACTGATTTTAAAACTATCAGAGAGTGGTGGACTAAAAGCCCAGATGCTAATATTGGTATAGCTTTAGACGCATCTGGTATCTGTGTTATAGATGTAGATATACATGGCGATGTAAATGGCTTTGAAAGCATACATGAGCTTGGCGATCTACCATTAACTGCGACCAGTCGTACTGGCTCTGGTGGCTGTCACTATGTATATAGCACAGATGGAAACCCACCACCTAGAAAAACCAATCTAGTTAAAGGTATCGACTTACTATCTAATGGCTACATAGTCGCACCTAACAGCGTTGTAGATGGTAACGAGTACAAGTGGGAGACAGCTGGGCTAGAACCAGTAGCGTTGCCACAGCATATACGAGAACTAGCAAGCCCCAAGGTTGTAGTAAATACAACAGCTGGTACACTACCTAAATCATTTAGTGTAAATAGTAACATCGTAGAGCGAGCCAGAAACTACATTAGTCAAATGCCAGAAGCTGTACAAGGCATGGGTGGGCATAGCACACTCTTTAAAACTGCATCTGTACTTGTCAGAGGTTTCGCACTACCAGAGGGCGAGGCGTGCAGTATCTTATGGTCAGATTTTAACCCTAGATGTAACCCACCTTGGGATAGGGCAAATAATAACGATGTAAGAGACTTTGAACGCAAAGTAAAAGAAGCTACTGAGAAGTCTAATATGCCACTAGGTTATTTAGTAAACGACCAGTATAGTCAGTCGGTAGAGCTAACAGCTGAAGCACAAAAGATGCTGGACGACTTTACCAACAAAGTCTTTAACAAAAACAAACAGCAGATAGAAAGCACAGAGACTTTATCTAGCTGGGAGCAACTGACAGAAAATATCTTAAACCTAGAGTGGCTAGAATCAGAACGCAAAATAGCTACGCCTAGCGTTGGCGAGTACGATAAGGATAAATTTTTATTTTATCGTGGCGAGATGAACGAGATACATGGACAAGCTGGAATCTCTAAAAGCTGGATAGCCCTTTATATTTCCATGCAAGAGCTAAGACGAGGCAACAGCGTGCTTTATTTAGACCCAGAATCGAGTAAAAACAATATCACTAAACGCTTAGAATATTTAGAAGCACCAATAGGTGAGCTAAAGCTAATAGCTAAAGATTCTGGTGCTAAGTTTCTGTATAGGTCTGATATGTTCGACCCAAACGATAAAGATAATAAAGAGATTAAGATTCTACAAGCTGGCGTGCGAGATGACGAGTTTAGCTTAGTCGTGATTGATGGGATAGCCAACTATATGGCTAACTCTGGTTACGATGAAAACGATAACATGGGTGCTTTGCAGATAATTAACGATCTATGTAAGCCTTTCGCTATGGCTGGTAAGTGTGTGCTGATAATTGACCACACTAGTAAAAACACAGATGGTACTAGAGGTGCTAGAGGTGCTAGTAGTAAGAGAGGTGCTTACAAAGGTGCGAGCTATCTTATTGATCCTACAGTACCTTTTAGTCGTGAAAACTCTGGGTACTCTACTCTTATTCTGGATAAAGATAACGAGGGTGGCGTAGGCTATGTCGGTCAGAAAGTCGCTAAGTTTAATGCTGAGGTTAAGGAATGCACTAATGGTAACAAGCACACAGAGTTTAGCCTATCGTTTTACGATAAAGAAGTAGAGCAAGCCATAAGGCAACATAGTGAGGCTGGAGAGATTCAGAAGCTAGTACCACTATCTAAAGAGGACGCTGTAAGTAAAGATTTCCTAGTAGAAAGCTCAGAATGGGGCAGACGAAAGGTAGATAACTTAGTAAAAGTTTTAGAGGATTCTGGGGCTATTATAGCCTTTAAGAAGCAGTCTAATGGTAAGAAATATTATTATCAAACCCTACTATAATATGGAGTATTCTTTTTTACAACCACCAGAACCAACTAAGTATAATGTACTCAGCTTAGGTGCTGGTGTACAATCCACAGCGATGGCTTTAATGGCTGTTAAAGGTTTAATTAAGCCAATGCCAGATTTAGCTATTTTTGCAGATACCCAAGCTGAGCCACAATCTGTTTACGAGCATTTAGAGTGGCTAGAGTCTGTCTTACCTTATCCAGTTGTAAAAGTTACAGCTGGTAGCCTTACAGAAAAGTCATTAACGCCATATAAAAGAAAGAGAGATGGCGTTATGTATATGCCAAAAGAGATACCAGTATATGGGCTTAAAAAAGATGGCTCTGTAATAGGTGCTTTAGGTAGGCAATGTACTGCTGGCTTTAAAATTAAACCTATCCACAAGTATCTTAGGAATAAGTTTAATGTAAAAAGAGGTCAAAAGCACGCAACCATAACTGAGTGGATAGGTATTAGCTGGGACGAAATACAGCGAATGAAAGACAGTAGAAACGCTTGGTGTGTTAAAAGACACCCTTTGATTGAGCAAAAAATAACACGCAATGACTGTAAAAAATGGCTATTAGATAATGGTTATAAAGAACCACCAAGGTCAGCGTGCTACTATTGCCCATTTCATAATAATGAGGACTGGCGACATTTAAGAGATAATGAGCCTAACGAATTTAAAAAAGCTATTGAATTTGATAAGCAAATTAGAGAAAAATTCATAAAATATGATAAGCTCAATATGCCAGTTTTTTTACACCAATCTGCTAAACCTTTAGACCAAGTAGACTTTGATACCGATGAAGAAAAGGGGCAACTTACTTGGGATTTTAAGGCTGAGTGTGAGGGAATGTGTGGGGTATAATGCAGAGCCATGCAGAGCTATGCAGAGCCATTTGGCTACGCAAATCGCTTTTAGGTGCGTGCAGACCCAAAACCCTTATGTATAAAGGACTTACGCCAATATTCTGGCTATGCACAGCCCTTAATATATATATTTGCGTGCAGAGCCAGCCCAACACTACCCTAATATCCAGTCTAAAGGACTGGAATATTTAGGTAGGTGGTGTGTTCACGATCATGAGCGTAAAAATTTGGAGCTTGACCTTTTAGGCTAAATCACTAGTATAGATTTTTAAACTTATTATTATAACTATGAAAAAATACAAAATCACACGAAAAGACACTAGGGAAATATCCAAGCTAATAACTGGGATAGTTGGCAAGCAATATGGAGTTACTTACGAATGTAACCTATGGTTACAACCAGAAAGCCCTAACGAACCATACAACACAGTATTGGATAACATCAGAGTAGCAGACCTACACCAACACACCTACGAGGACATAGTAGATGAAGATGGGGCGTTAGACTGTTACACTTATCACCACGAACATGGCTTAGAAGAAACCACCTATATTTCGATCAAGAGAATCAATGGCGAGTGGGTCGTAAATAAGACATATTAAAAAAATAAAAAAAATCACTTTTTTGTGTATTTACTATTGACTCGCACAACCCAGATGCTAGTTTTGTCTTATAACTTATTATTAACACTATGAATATTGAACCACTAAAACAAAAAATTCGTAAGCAATATCGTGACGAGGTTGTAACACCACGCAAAAGAATTATGGACGAGTACAATATGGAGGTTAGACTAATGAGCGACCCATACGCTCACAGCAAGCTACTTAAATCTGACCCAGAGTACGCAAGCAAATTGAACGCTTACAAGTTATCAGTAACATACTCTGAGAAAGTAGAAAACTCACCCTTTGTTTTATTCTACGATGGCTTCAATAATTCTTTCAGAGTAGAACACGATGACGAGACTAGAGCTACACTTGCTGAAGTCGCAAATTTTTAACACTAACATTAACCACCAATTATTATTACTATGGCACACAAAATTAAAAGATATACCTCAGACAATGGCACTAAGTATGAGCTTAAAAACCACACGCTAAGAGTTACTGGCAAATATGGCTACATAGTTGGAGACGATTACTCAAACCCAAACGACATAGCCAGCTATGTTTACGACCACGAGGAAGAGCTAAGAATACTACACTCAGAGTTTGAAGAGGAAGTGAAACATACTTTACAATCATAAGTAATAATAAAGTTAATACCACAAAGCTCCAGACTAACCCTCTGGGGCTTTTTAGTGTACCCAGTTTGACACAACGCCAGCATGGCTTTATAAAAACAAGTATGGCATATTTTGATAGAGCTAAATTAAGAAAAGACTCAGTAGCTTTGGACGATCTGGATAAAGCTATAGTTGGTATTCGTAATGGCTACCTTGTCTATTCTTACGACAAAATGGTAGCCCACTTTATCATGAAAGGTTTGAGCTACATAGAAGCAGTCAGCTGGGTAGATCACAACATAGTTGGCTTGGAGTGTATGGGTACTTTTATAATCGACAGAGGCGAACCAGAAGAATGAGCCAGCATACTATACTTGTTACCTTACCCATACCTAGCCCAAAGCTGTCTAGGAATTACACACCAGTCAGCAAGCAAGGCGTGGGCATGGTGCGTAACTTAATTAAGAAGCATAAGATATTGGCGATTGATGCAATCGACCAGCTTAACATACCTAACACACCTTGGGAGAAAGTAGAGACCCAAGAGACTTACTATTTTAAAACTAATCGCAGGCGAGACATTAGGAACGCTGAGGCACTTTGTAAGGCTTACTATGATGGCTTTGTAGAGGCTGGGCTAATGGCTGACGATAACCACTATATACTTTCGCACCTACCTACTAAATTAGATATAGATAAGGATAACCCCAGAGTAGAGATTTTATTAACCAAATTAATATGAATACTACACGCCTATTATTAAAAAGAATTAAAACTAAAAATGAGAACATACCAGCTACTAGAAAATACAGACATCGCAGTAAATGAAGATGTCGTAGATATTATAGAGCCAGTAACTGAACACACCAGAGAGCTGGCGATAGTAATAGCTCGTCTCATGGTGTTTCTAATATCTGGTGGCACAGCTAACAGCATAGGTGCTAGAACGATGGTATTAGCCCAAGCCCTTAACATAGAGCTAGGCGATAATATAAAAACATTTGAGGACATAGCTAAAGCGTCTGGTCTAACACGCTCAGCAGTATCAGCAGTAGCTAATGAGTTGCGTGATACCTTTGGCTTACAGTCAGCAAATAATAGATCAGAAGCGAACAGAGATAATTGCAGAAAGGCACAATCATGAATGAATTAAGCATACTAACCACAATAGAAAATAATATAAAGGCATTAGATGTAGAGGCTTTGCAGAAAGCTAACACAGCTAAGCAAAACATCAGCGAGGCTTGTAAGGTTGGCGTACAGATTGGCGAGCTACTTAAAGAAGCACAAAACCATACTGGGCGTAACAACTATAAGGGCTGGTTAATGGAAAACTTTGGTGAGGACTTTGCAAAGCGTTCAGTAAAGTATAGGCGTGTCGCTGACGACCCTAAACAAATGGCATTAGCATTAGGTGTCGTTACATCGAGTAGGGGGGGCATAGATAATACTGGGGGTGGTAGTAAAACCATAAAGGCAAAACCAGCCACACACTTAGTATATACTAACAAGCTGGGGGCGTACCTACGCAATACTAAGCAGTTAAATGATGTAGATAAGGTGGCACTCACACCTATTGTTAATGATCTGAAAAGGTTAGGACTTGTTTAAATGCCCCATGAAAGCTCAGACCACCTTATTAGTCTTATCTATCTCTTTTATGTTAATAGGGCTTATATGCCTATCTTTTGTTGCATTATGAGCATCTCAGCTGTGTTATATGAGTTTAAAAATAAAAAAGGAATCTATTGAATTGCAAAGCTCTGTGGGTTCATCGCCTTCGTGCATTTTTTTACGCAAAAAAAGTTTTTCAAATAAGGTGTCAAATTGACACTAAGCCCAAGGTATGGATAATAGGGAACAGCACGCCCAGAAGTTTGGAGTAAGCACTAGAACCATCTCTAGGTGGTTGGCTGACAACGCACCCTTAGATAATGACGAGGCAATGATAAGGTGGTTTTCTGGGCGACCAAACCTACCACCTAGCGTTAGGCAATGGCTGACAAAGGTGACAGCTGAGAAAGCCATACTAGATAGCCCAGTATTACAAGATAACAAGACTTTAGAGGAACGCAGAGAGGAACTAGATAAAATGCTAGATGAGGCGTTGCGTACTCACAATGTAGCTGAGGCGAAAATACTAACTGAGCTTCTGGTAAAGATAGATGAAAGTATAAGGCGATCAGAAGCACACGCTAAAAAGCTAGGGTTAGATAATGGCGAGACTATAACCAGAGAGAAGTGCGAGCAGATTTTAGAATATGTCTTTTACGCTGGTAATGCGTGTATTGATTCCCACTTACAGCAGATATGCGACAAGCTCGCAGACATGGAATCGCCCCAAGACATATACCATTTTCTAAAGCCAGTTTTGACTGGTGGGTATTTGTTTAGTGGCATCGACAAAATGGCAAAGGTTAAAACAGCAATCGCTATACCACCATTTATTGTCGATGTCGCTAAACTTTCATCTAAAGAGTACCTAGATAACCCAGAGCTTATATGGGACTCTTAGACTTGCAGACTAGAGATATTGTTAGCTGGTGTGAGGAAAATGTAACACTAGACTATGGCTTATACCAGAGGGAACGCCACCCATTAATGACTGAGCCACTAAGGGCTAGTGCTAAAATGCGTGGTGGTATGGTCGGTCTGGTAGGGTCGGTGCAATGTATTAAAACGCTGACTGCTCAGCTATGGCATCTGTACTGTATGAAACATACGCCAAGTAGATCGGCACACTACGATTTAACTGGTGAGACTTTGAATGAGTTTAGTGCTGATAAATTTACGCCATTACTTACTGGGTGTGATGCAGTCATGAAAACAATACCAGAGACAAGGTATGCAATTCAAACGCATTACATGAAACCAGTCTATGGCTCTATTCGTTTGCTATCAGCTAATGTACTTAGTAACAGAAACAGTAAGACTCTGGAGCGTGTGAGTTTGGACGAGGCTTGGGCGTATGAGGCTGGTTACATTGGTCAGATTCTGGATAGGCTTACCAGCTATGGTTGGAGTCAGCAAGTATTTATACCTAGCTCTGGTGCAACAAAAGGTAGCGACTTAGATAAGCTATGGGAACGCTCGACTCAAAAAGTATGGCATATACCTTGCGATGCTTGTGGTGAATATCAGCCACTCGTATGGACTCATGAAAAAGATGAGGCTGGAAATATACCAAGTGGTGGTATGCGATTTGATACCAGCGATAATGTTAAGCTACCAGATGGTAGTTGGAATTATCCAGAGTTAAAAAAGACCATACGATACGAGTGTAGTAAGTGTGGGCATTTACATAAGTATAGCACAAGCACCCAGCACGCCAGAAACTTAAAAGGTAAGTATATTAGTATGAACCCAGATGGTGAAAAGCGATTAGACTTTTATAGTTATAATGCGTTAGCCCACTTTAGCTGGGAAGAATTAGTAGAGCAGTTTGTAGATGCAACCGATGCTAAGAATCGTGGCGACTTAGACTTACTCGAAAACTTTGTGCGTAAGCGTTTGGCATCGCCTTGGGATACTGGCAAATATATCAGCCAGTCAGATACACCAAGGGCTAGTGGTGGTTACGAGCTAGGCGACCCTTGGCAGAAAGCTAAGTATTATTTTTGTACGATTGATACGCAGAAAGACCATTGGTATTATATTATTAGGGCGTGGTCTGACGATGTAGAGAGCAGACTTATAGAGCGTGGGAAAGTTGTAAATGATAACCAGATAGTAGATGCGTGTACGAGATGGGGAATACCACAAGGTGGGCTAGACCCAGAGATAGGGTGTAGAGTTTTTATTGATGGTAATTATAACACAAGTGAGGTAGCTAGGCTGTGTGCTAAAAATGGTTGGACGATGTTACGAGGTGATAACAGTAAGCCTTATCGCCATGACGATGGTGTACATAGAATTTATAGTAAGCAACAGTTTGTAGATGTATTTGAGGGAACTGGGCAAGCTGGTAGTAAGTTTGCTAGTCAGTTTTGGTTTAGTAATAACGAGGCTATGCTTAGGCTCTCTACTATTCGTGGGATCACAGAACCAAATAAAATTTGGACTTACGCAGATAATGCTGGCGAGGATTATGAGAAACAAATAAATGCTTGGGTACGAATAGCTAAAAAGAGAGCTAAAGATAACAGCACTTACTACGACTTTGTACAAAGGTACAGACATGACCACTATGGCGACTGCGAAAAGATGCAGATAGTCGTGGCTAGTATGGCTGGGTTAGTTGGTCAGCAAGGGGCATAAAAAAAGCCCCATCTCTGGGGCTTGGTTTTTAATTTGCTATTTTATATAAGGCTTTCTCGATCTTTCTGGCTTCTCGCATTTGAGCTTTGTTTTCTGCGAGCTTTCTTTTTAGCTCTTCTTCTCTCTGCATTAGGCTAAGTATTCTTTGATTAGCGTTTTCGAGTTGAATTTGTAAGTGTGTCATAATTTTTATAGTGTTAATAATTTAAGTTAATATAACTAAAAAATGGGATTATTACCCCAAGGTCAATGCCTAAATTAAAAAAACTAAAAAAAAATATAGTTGACTCATTTAGCAAAATAGCCATACTGGTAATTATAAACTTATTATTATGTCACTATTAAATAAACAAAATATCAAAAAGAGGGCTTTAGAAATAGCCCAGCACTACGCACCACACAAAGTGCGTTTTTCACCACGCTTCACGCAAGACTTAGAGAAAGTTGTAGATGCTGTGGTAGTATCAATGGTCAGAGGTCAGAAGCACGATCAGAGACAAGGTCTCTATGAGTGCGAATGGTCTCAGTCGGTTATAAAGCAAGCTGAACAAGTACACGACATTTACAACGATTAACACTATGGCTAAGCATATATCAGAACTACTAGACGAGATTCTTATAAACCTACCTAAACCTACTGAGGAAAATAATAAATAATGAAAAAACTAATATTACTACTATTCATAGCTGGCTCATTGCCAGCTATTACACTCACTGAACTCACTAGATGTATTGAGTTTGTTGAATCTAGCTATAACGAGAAAGCCTATAACGCTTCTGAAGAAGCAGTAGGGTGCTTACAGATACGCCCAGTTATGTTGGCTGACTACAATAGAATAACTGGCGATTCTATGGTAATGGCTGACTTATGGGATCGTGATAACTCGTATAAGGTGGCTAAGGCTGTGTTTAAACACTACATGAAATACACAGATAACCCTACTGCAAAGCACTTAGCTTTTATCTGGAATGGTGGAGGCAACGCCAGAAAGCGTGTAAATAATCCCCAAGACGATCAAAAACAACGCAACCTAGAACGCTACTGGAAGAAAGTAAAAGCCCAAATTGACACGCTAGATTAAATTATATGCGTGCATTTTTATTTATTATCTGGATACATAGCAATAAGCAGGTGTCTCATATGGTTACGACTTTAGAAAACTTAACTAAAGCTAATTACGAGATAGTTAGCCAGAATGGTCGCCAGATTGTTTCAGCTAGTGTACAAGGTAAACAATTTACTTACGATATACCAGATGGGTATTCGGTGTCTGATTTTCAGCAGATGCTTCAAGAGAGTTACAGCTTCTTACTTACTGGTGGTGCTTCTGGTGGTCAAATGACTGATACAGAGATGACAAATTATGCTATTGATAAAGATAAAGAAGTAACGAGTGTAGCTAGGGCTAGATTCAGCAACAACAGTAACAGCAATTATTACTCACCAAATGGCAACTAAACCTTTAACAACACTAGCCAAAAAGATTGGCACTAAGTTAATGTCTTACGCTGGACTCATGGGAAGCTCTAACGATTTTTATGTAGGGGCAAGCCAATCGCAGTCTAGAGTGGGTAATAAAAATTTAAATAAAGATATAATTGATTTAATAAGCGAGCATAAGCATCGCATGATGATTAGCGACAGCCGATATATCTACCAGAGTAATTCAGTTGTTTCTGGTGCAGTAATGCAAAAGGCGAGCAAGGTATATGGTGGTAGTTGGCGATTACAGCACTACTCAGCTGATAAAGATTTTGCCAGAGCAGTAGAAAAGGATATAGAAAACCTAGATAGCATCTTAGACATTAGAGGTGGTGCTTATGGCTTTAGAAGAAACATTAAGCTAGAATCAAAAACCATAGATGTAGATGGCGAGTTTTTCGTAATACTTACAGAAAGTAGGAATGGTACGCCACAGCTACAATATGTAGAGGCACACAATGTAGATACTTGTAAGGAATCAGACAAAGCTACTGGCTTTGTTAGCTATGGCACTTATAAAGATTTAAAAATAAAAAGTGGGATCATATACAATGAATTTATGCGACCAGTTGCGTATAGGTTTAAAGATGGCTCTAGCCAAGTAGGTTATCGTGATATTTCAGCTAGAGATGTCTGCCATATTTACGACCCATCATGGTTTAGCCAAGGTCGTGGTACACCTTGTGTAGCTAATGCTATATTAGACTGGTACGACTTAGCTGAGACTAGAGATAGCGAAAAACTAGCACAGAAAATAAACAGCTCTATCAGTCTTATTGAAACAAATGACTCTGGACGCTTTGACGCTGGTAATGCTTTAATTAATCCAAAGGGCTTAGCTGGTAAGAATTTCCAGACTCAGTTATTTGAGGGTGGCATGATTCGCTATATAAAGAATGGTAACAATTTAAAAACCCATGACTCAGCACGCCCAAGTGATGGCTGGCTTAAATTCACCAAGCAAGTAGAGCAAGGTGCTTTCTATGGTCTTGGCTGGCGTAGAGAGATGTTAGATAGCTCTGATGTAGGTGGTGCTGGTGTTCGTGCATTTGTTAGAGATATTAATGATTGTATTACCGATAGATGCGAAATATTAGCCAAGCATCGTAAAAAGATAATGGCTTATGTTATCGCTAAGAGAGCTAAGCAAGGTATGTACAAGCTACCAGAGGACTGGCTAAACTTTGGATTCACTAAGCCTAGAGAGTTTCTGGTAGATGAGGGCAATATACGCAAAGCTGATCTAAACGACTTAAAGGCTGGTCTAATGAGTGAGGTAGAGATTTTATCCAGACGAGGTTTAGACCCAGAAGAATTTTACAGAAAGCGTGCAGAGGGTTTGATACTTAAAAAGAATGTAGCAGACGAGTTTGATTTAGACATAAGAGAACTTGGAACACTAGAGATAGAGCCAGACCAACCAGAGGAAACGCAAAGCGATGGGTAAAGGTATGACACCCAAAAAGGGTTACGATAATAAGAAGTACGCTGATAACTATGATTCTATATTTCGTAAAAAAACAAAAAATAAAAATAAATAAAAATGGCAAGATACGAGGGCGAAATAATTAACGCAAGCGAAGTGCTTTTCAATTCTACTATTGATGGTCTTAGCTCAGCAATTACAATACCTAACAATACAGAGTATATAACTATAACTGCACTAGATACAGACAGAGTATGGGTCTGTAATGCTTCTGGCGATAAGTTACTATTAGTACCTCAGTATTACTCTGGAGAGAGTAATAGTAGTAGTTTTGTTAGCCTACAATTACAAGGCACAGATATTAAAGTAGAAACTACTGGCTCTGCACAAGTATATGTAACTAGATTCTTTTCGCAGTAATGTTCGGTGGTGCGATAGGCAATCAAGCTGGTAATTATAGACCAGTAGATTTTAACCCAGACTCTGGGAACGATTTACTAGATAATCCTAGCTTTGATAACGATAACAATTACAAGCTAAACGACTGGTGGAATGGTGGGCAACATAGCTCTAGCAATAGAGGTTCGCCACCATATAAGTGGACAGCGTTTAGCCCTATGCTGTTAGAAACTGATAGCTGGAAGTCTTTTGGTGGTACTTATATGACTACCCAAAATTCTAAAGATAGATTCTATTACGATCCAGAATCTACTGATGTAATAAAGCGTGGTGTAGCATTACATGGGGCTGGTACTTATTTCCCAGAGCAGACTGATTACCCTAACAATGACATGGATAGGCAGTCACCTTATTCGGCAGTAGGTTTAACAACTGATACAGTAAGTATGCCAAATAATTCTACAAGCACAAGTGCTGAGGAATATTATAATAGGTATGATTATTGCCAGATAGGTCAGCTAAACACTAGTAGTGGCAATACACTTTCATCATTAAAGTTTGGTGCTTATATTAAAGTAGCAGATGACGATGAGTTTTTAAGCCACCCAACAATAGATACACGCTGTAACTTTGGTGGTATATATTTTAAATACTTAGATTCTGACTACGATGGCTCTGGTGGGCAAAGGGAAACTGTTAATTTTATTACTGTCAGCAAAGATAATAGAATGAATGGTAAGCTGTATGAAAATACAAACTTAGATGACAATAACCTTACCGATGTTTTTAACTGGAGTGGCTTGGGTTGGTCTGCTGATTATACTGGTACTTATATACCACAAAATGTATACAATAGAGTGGTTGAAAATGGTGCTTATTATTCTAGCTCTGATTTTAGGCAATATAAAAGAGTAGAGATGACTGTAAGCAATATACCTACCACAGCTACTAATTTTTGGTTTGGTTTGTATTTTGCTGAAAGCACACACCATACTAATAACCAAAATTCTGACTTAACTGGTTCAATTAGATTTATAGAGCCTTTTGTAGAGAAGTTAAATTGACACGCATAAGTATTGTATAATATGGCTAAATGGTTTGATATAAAGGCTTACACCGATGGTGGAGATAAGGAAAAGAAAACTTATAATTCTATCGACTTGTATATCTATGATGAGATTGGTGGGTATGGCGTACAAGCTAACGCATTTGTAAAAGCACTAAATGAATATAAAGACGCAGATACTATTAATGTACGCATTAACTCTGGTGGTGGTAGTGTTATCGCTGGCTCAGTTATATACAACGCTTTAAAACGCCATAAGGGTAAAGTGATTACTCATATAGATGGCTTATCAGCATCTATGGCTAGTGTTATCTCTATGGTAGGTGACGAGGTGCGTATGGCTGAAAACGCATTGCTCATGATTCACAACCCTTGGACACAGAGCCAAGGTGAGGCTGACGATCTAAGAAAAGAGGCAGACTTATTAGATAAGATTAAAGAGACTTTATTAACAGCGTACAAGCGTTCAAATTACAGCGAGGACGAGCTAAGCGAGCTTATGAATGCAGAGACATGGTTTACTGCTAAAGAAGCCTTAGAGGCTGGTTTTATTGATGTTATTGATGGTGCTACTGAAAAGGTAGCATGGTCACGAATTAAAGACTATGATTTACCAGAGCCTAAGCAAGAACTAGTAGCAGTAGAAAACGCTGAGACTTATAACGACTATCCAGAGTCAGCTACTAACAACGCTAAGAGAGCATTAAAGTATAAGGCAGAAAATGGCAGTAGCTGTGGCACAAATGTTGGCTGGACTAGAGCCAATCAGTTAGCCAATAAAGAGAAAATTTCACGAGATACCATCGCTAGAATGGCTTCATTTAAAAGACACCAACAGCATAAAGATGTACCTTACTCTGAGGGCTGTGGTGGAATTATGTGGGACGCTTGGGGTGGTACAAGTGGCGTAGAGTGGGCTATAAGCAAGCTCAAACAAATTGACAACTCAACATACAATAAAATTATGGAAAGTATAAATGAAGTATTAAAAGATACTGAAGTTGAGGTAGAAGCAACTGAATCAGCTGAAACTGAGGTAGTGGCATCTGTCGAAACAGAAGTAAAAGACAATGTTGTACTAGAGCCAGTCGCTGAAGTTGCAGAGGTTGCAGAAGTAGAGGAATCTTTAACAGATGTTAAAGACTCACTAGAAGCCACCCAAGCACTTGTAAGTGACTACAAGGCAAAAGTAGAACTTTTAGAAACTGAGATTGAAAATAAAGAAGCTCAGTTTGAATTAAGCGTAAAAGCACTAGAAGAAAAACATGAGCTAGACTTAGCTGAAGCTAAGGCAATTAAAGAGGCTGAAGTTTCTAAAGCTAGTGCTGAAGTATTAGCATCTATTGGCGTTCAAGCTACTGAAGAAGTAAAAGAAACAGTAGAAGCCAAAGCTGATACACCAGAAGACTTTTGGGCAGAATACAAGAGCTTATCTATTGAGGATAAGAACGAGTGGTATGCACAGAACAAGCATAGAATAGGTAAGTAACCAATTCAAAAAAAAAATTAATTAAATTAAATACATAAAATATTATGGCTAATACAATATCTGGGGTAAACCTAGCAGAAGTAGCACAAGAGAGCTTACCAGCATTACAAAGCTTGTTCGCACCACTTGGCTCTATTCTCACAGATTTTTCATCTGACATCGCTCAGTCTGGAGAATCTGTTACTACACGATTCGCAACTAAACCAACAGCACAAGATTTGTCTGGTGGATATTCTGCGACTGATGTAGCAATGACATCTAAAACAATTAACTTGGACAGCTTCCAAGGGTTTGTTTATAAATTCTCTGATGCAGAGCGTTCAAAAAGTGCGATCAACCTTGGCGATCTATTCTTAGAGCCAGCTGGTCAAGCAGTAGCTGATAAAGTTTTTGGAGACATCTGGAACTTAGTAACAGCTTCTAACTTTTCAGAAAGCTCTACTATCACATCTGCTAACTTTGGGCGTGATGACTTGGCTGACTTAGGGGCTACACTTTCTAGTGATCTTAAAGCACCTAAAGGCAATCGCTTCTTACTTGCTAACCCAACTTACTATGGCTCACTTGTTAAGTCTCTTAACTCAGCTGATGTTGTTGGTATTACACAAGACAAAGCAGAGGGCTTAGTACCTAAGGTTGCTGGTTTTGATTCTTATGAAACAAACCTTGCTGATGGTAATGGTGAAAACCTAGAGGCTTTCGCTGGTCATAAATCTTCTCTATTGTTTGCTGGTCGTGCAGTTGATTCAACTGGTGCAGAGCAAGCTGGTGTTGAAGTTGAAAATGTAGTAATCCCAGAGATTGGATTACCAATTCAATTCAGACGCTTCTATAACCCAGCAGAGGGAACATTGAACTACTCAATGGGCATACTCTATGGCGTATCAGTTGGTACTGGTATGGGTGTAAGAGTTATATCTGCTTAATTGTTAGATTAACATTTACTAAAAGCCCCACTTTTCGGAGTGGGGTTTTTTGTGTAATAATGCGTAGGTAAATTGACCACTAGGGCATAATAAGTATTGTGTAATTATATTTCGTGTGTGTGGCACGAATAGTGTAATAATAAGTTAGCAAGCCATCTAGGTTATCTTAGGTGGCTTGCTTATTTTGACACGCCAATAGTTTTTGTGAGCGACTTTCTGGATATAATTACACGAGGCTTAGATGTAGCGACAAACGCCATGGGTGAAACATTTACAGTAAATGATGAATCATATAGTGGAGTGTTTAGTGCCATAGATTCTAGTGTAGATTACGAATCTTTATCTGGATACGATACAACAGAGACTTGTGGGCTAACAGTATCTAAAGAAGTTATAGCTACTGAGTTTACTATAAATACAACAGTAACCAGAGCAGACGATAGCGTATGGGTTATCGTAGAATCTACTACGGCAGACCAAGCAAACTACGACTATACATTAAATAAAAAAGAAAGCTAAGATGTCTGTAAAAGTTACTGTCGATGATCACTTAGCTAGGCAGAAAATAGGCAAACTTTTAAGCCTTACTAAGAAGTCAGAAAAAGAATTTGTTAAAGAGCAGACTGCATTACTGTGTGAAGTTGTAGCCAGAGCTACGCCACCATTTGTTACCTACAAGCCTTATAGTGGTAGCATGGGTAGCTTAAAAGATAGGAAGCAAGGTATATCAGCAGTTGTTGGTGACTTAGATAGAGTCTTTAGTATTAGAGAAGAAGGCTATATAAATTTTTTACGCAGAGTATGTAGGAGTGAAACTAACATAGATCGTACTTTTAGAAGCAAAAGAACTCGTAAAGAATATAGGGTAAAGTCACCATTAGTTACAACAAACCTAACCAGAGCTAAAAAGTTTTATGAATCAAAACGCTTGGCTAATGGGCGACCCAGCCGAAACACATCTAGTAACAGATGGCAAGGGCAAGCCTTTGTAACTAAAAAGATGTTTGATACCTTGGTAAAGGAAAAGGTAGAGGACTTGGGGATAGCTAAGGCTACATTTGCTAAAGCTGTCGTAAAGCTAAACCCTAAAAAGAGAGTTTCAAAATGGATTTCAAAACACTTTGCTAAAGTTAATACAAAGGTAACTAGCAATACA